ATGACTTTCGGCGAGTTGGCAAAAGGTGCGGGCATTCAGCTCAAAACCTTTTCCCAAGTATGGACAAGAACCAACCGCAAGGCCGAGAGCGCAATTGCGGATTTCCTTGAAATGAAACCCGACGATCTCTGGCCTGACCGGTATCCGAAACGGACCGCCCGAATCCTTTCTAGCAAACATGACGACTATGGCGCTAGCCAGAAAGGCGAGGCGACTCCGGACAGGGAAGCGGCGTAATGGCACGCACCGGTCAGACATCACCGTCCGCCCCGACGCGCGTTTCGGATCAGGTTCTCACCAAGGTTTCCAAGTCCGGTGTCCGTTATTTCTACACGGGCCGAGAGCATCAGGTCGACGTCACCAGCGGTGACTACGTCCTTGTCGCCGGAACGTCGCTGTTTCCGGGTGACGCTCACCGCTTTTCCAGCAGTAGCACTGCCATCGTCTATCGGGACCGGCTGAACCGGTACGGGATCGGCGGTGCGCCTTGGAAAATCGGGTTTCAACACCATTACGACAAACCGAAAAGGAAACGTGCATGAGCATCATTCTTGCTCTTGCTGCGTATGCTATCTCCTCGCTGATCGCTGCGTTGCTCTTCTGGGCCACAAAGCCCAGATCGACACAGCCACCCCGGCATTTCTAGGCCTTCTGTTTCCCTCAGGTCCAACCGATCTGGGGGCTACGCGTCACCTGCGACAGTGGTGAGACGCGGCGCTGCCGTTTTTAAGCCGACGCCTTCTTAGGCGTTCTCCCCACTAACTTGCCGGGCGGCCATTGGGTCGTACCAAGCGCCGCCCGGTCTTTTTTGAAACAAGCATTAGAGGCTTCATGAGCGCGTATCAGTCCATCAAACTGTCGCTGATTGATGTCCCTGCGGATCGCCTGCGGGATGTGGATCAGGACTGGGCCGAATGTCTCGCCGGTATGTTTATCGAGACCGGACAAAAAACCCCGATCGACGTTGTCGCATCGGACAAGAGGTTTACCCTGGTTGCCGGGGCGCATCGCCTGTCGGCGGCCAAGATCGCCAAGTGGAAAATGATCGAGGCCCGTCTGCTCGAGCCACAAGGGGTAGGCGCTGTAGATGATCTGCGGCTTCACGAGATCCTTGAAAACCTTGGCCGCAAGGATTTCAACCCGCTGGAACGGTGCGAAGCGCTGTTCGAAATGAAGCGGATCTATGAAGCACTGCACCCTGAAGCCAAGCATGGCGGCAAGCGTGGGAACCAGCATATTGGCGGCCAAAAGAGGCAAGTCGCAATCTTTGCGTTTTGCCAAAACGCAAGCGATGCAACAGGCCTTTCACGCCGCTCCGTAGAATTGGCGGTGCAGATTTTCGAGGGCCTCACGCGAGAGACACGCGAGCGCCTGAAAGGCACCGCACTCGCCGAAAAACAGTCCGATCTGAAGGCGCTCTCCTGTCTAGAACCGCAGATGCAGGCAGACGTCCTGGATCAGGTGCTCGCGGAAAACCCTTCTGCCGGCTCGATCGCCGACGCGGTGTTCGTCATCAATGGCCGGAAGAAGCTCAGCGACAGTGAAAAACGGTTCAAAACCGTTAGCGAGTATCTGCCCAGGTTGACGCCGGCGATCCGGAAGAACGTCTTCCGTCAGCACAAGAAAGAGATCGTCGCGCTCGTCAAACAAGAGGGCTGGCTCGATGAGTAGGACACCCCGCGATCCCTATACCGCCGACATGTTCCGCGACTGGAAGCCACCGCGCGTTTCGGTTGGCTTCGAGCCGGGCGAAATCTCGGGCAACCGGCTTGGATCGCGGATCAGCCGTGCGATCGCCAAGGCGATGAAAGAGTGCGGCAAAGACCGAACCACGATTGCCGGGCTAATGAGCGAGCAGCTCGATACCAAAATCACGGTTGCCGCGCTCGAAGGTTATGCCAGCGAAGCGAAGGCCGGCAACAACATCACGGTCGAGCGTTTCATCGCGCTTGTCCATGCGACCGGCAAGACAGAACTGCTCGGCTTTGTGGCCGATGAGTTTGAGCTCGCGGTGATCCCGAAGCGCTACGAGAACGTCATCGAATTGGCTCTGATCGAGGATCACGAGCGCATGGTGGCGACCCGCAAGAAAACCCTTCAAATGCAGCTCCGGGGGTCAAAATGAAGCTCTGGCTGACCGCTCAGGAGATCGCCGATCTTGCCCTGGATGGCTTTCCATCATCAAAGCGCGGTGTTCAAAAACTTGCCGAGCGCGAGGATTGGGCGGTGAGCCAGTTTTGCCGCAAACGGGCGGGCCGGGAAGGGGGCGGGGGCGCCGAATACCATATCGATCTGCTTCCGCTGCCGCAGAGGCTTCAATATGCGGGTTCGTTCGTGCAGGTCGAGCGCGAAGACTACCGGACTGAAACCAGCAATGAGCTGACCCGGCGCGAATGCAGCGTGCGCGATGCCAAGCTGGTCGTGCTGAAAGTAGCCGAGCGCTTCCGCAAGACTTGCGGCATGGGCGCCACCGCATCGGATCACCTGTTTGCGCAGCTCTTTGATGACAGCAAGGTGCCGGTGCCTGAATGGGTGCTAGAGAACGTCAAGCGGCTTTCTGCCCGCACCCTTGTGCGCTGGCGGGCTCAGGCAAAAGAAAACATCAACCTGCTTGCGGCGGACCCGTCCAAGGCCCGGAAAGGGACAGGCGTCCTGGACCGGGCCGAAGGCGGCGAAGTGAAGGTCTATTGCCTCGCCCTTTACGCCGAGAACCAGTTCACCTCTGCAGAGCATATCCGCAATGCCGTCATTCACCGGTTTGGACCATCGGTCGCCGCAGGCGGCAAACAGGTACCGGTCCCGCCTATAAGGACCTTTCAAAACGCCCTTAAAGGCTGGAAGGAAGCGCACAAGAACGAGCTTCTGAAGATCACCGACCCGGATGCCTACCGGTCTCATATCCGGTTCTCTGCGACAGGTGCCAATCGCGTCTCCCGGCTCAATGAGAAGTGGGAAGTCGATGCCTCACCGGTCGATGTCATGACCACGGACGGGCGCAAGAACCTCTATATGGCGATCGACCTTTATTCGCGCCGGATCGTGCTGCTGATCACTGACACACCGCGCGCTGCTGCAGTCGGCATGCTGATCCGCAAGTGCCTACTGGAATGGGGCGTCCCGGAGCTGATCAAGACCGATAACGGCTCCGACTTCGCAGCCCGTGCCACCGTCCAATTGCTGGATAGTCTCGGGATCGAACAGGAGTTCTCAGCGCCCTACAGTCCGCAGCAGAAGGGGACCGTGGAACGGGTCATTGGGACCTTCCAGCGCAATTGCGCCGCAACGTTGCCCGGCTTCATCGGGCACTCGGTTGCAGACCGGAAGGTGATCGAAGCGCGAAAGAGTTTCGCTAGCCGTCTCGGGACGGATGATGCCAAACGGTTTCAGGTCGATCTGACGACGGTCGAGCTGCAGGCCGAGGCGGACCGTTGGTGCCGCGAGCAATATGCGCACACGCCGCATGAAGGTTTGAAGCGGAAGACACCTTTTGAAGTCGCCAACGCGTGGAGAGGTGAGGTGAGGGCGATCAATGACCTGGGATCCCTGGACGTGTTGTTGGCACCTGTTGCGGGCAAGGACGGTTTCAGAAAGGTCACCAAACAGGGCGTCAAGGTCGACGGGGAACACTACCTGCCGATTTGTGCCGTCATGCCTGACACGCAGGTGTTTTGCCGCCACGATCCGTCCGACCTCGGACGCCTCTGGCTGTTTGAGCCGGATGGTGAAACCTATCTTGGCGAAGCCGTCTGTCCGGATCTTGCCGGGCTCGATCCAGCCGAGACGATCGCCAAGGTCCGCGCCATGCAGAAGTCGGTCGAAGAGGCGAACCTTGTCGAGATCCGGAAGGCAAAACGCAAGATCACACCGCGCACAGTCATGGAAGCACAACGCGCCGCCTACCAGGGCAACGCCGATGTTCTGAGCTTCCCGCAGAAGCGCCAAGAGCATCAGACCACTAAGACGCTCTCTGCCGGTGAAGTCCGCAAGAAACGTGCACCGCGTGCGCTCAGCGATCGTGAAGCGGCGATGCACGAACGCCTGAAGGCCGAGGCTCCGAAGCCAGCCGCGAATGTCCAGAAGCTTCCAACCATGGAAACGCCTGAAAGCCGTTTTCAGCGTGCCCTGCAAATCGAACAGCGGATTTCCGATGGAACGCCGCTTTCCGATGACGATGCCATCTGGCTCACCGGCTATCAGGCCGGTCCCGAATATCGCGCTCACAAACTGATTTGGGAAGACAAGGAAGAGCGCCGAAACCGCGTACCGCCCGCGTCCTAATGGGCAAGAAAATGGCCCTGAAGGCGGCAACCTTCAGAGCCGGAAAAATGCAACGAACGGAGAAGAACATGACGGACAGACACCCATCTGTCAATCCGGGCGGGCTCGCCGCTCTCAAAAACGTTTCCCGGTTTATGGTGCTGATGGAGACGCTAATCAACCGCGCTCCGCATCTGCCGGGGATGGGCGTTTTCAGCGGCCCGTCTGGCTACGGGAAAACCTACGCGTCCATCTATTCGACCAATAAAACACGGGCGTTGCGCCTTGAAGTCGGGGACAGCTGGACGCGGAAGAAGTTTCTGGAAAGCCTGCTTGCGGAAGCCGAGGTCAAGCACGGGAAACTGTCGGTCGCGGACCTAACCACCGAAGCCATCATGGCGCTTGGTGACGACTTCAACCGACCGCTGATCATTGACGAAGCCGACAAGCTTGCCGACAAGGGCATGCTGGAGCTGGTGCGCGAGATCCAAGAGCACAGTCAGGTCCCGGTGCTGATGATCGGCGAAGAGAAGTTGCCAGCCAAAATCCAAAAGGTTGAGCGGGTCCACAACCGGGTGCTTGAGTGGGAGTTTGCGGATCCATGCGATTCCGAAGACGCCGACGAACTCGCCGCGTTGTTCTGTCCCGAACTGACCCTGAAGGCCGATCTGATCGAGCAGCTGATCGATTACACTGAAGGCCGCGCCCGGCGCATCGTGGTCAACCTCAACAAGATCAAAGAGCACGCGCGCAACAACCGCGAAGACACGTTCGACGGAACCTCGTTTCCGAAGAACTGGTTCTATACCGGTGAGCCGCCCCGCCGCGTTGCGAGGAGGGCCGCTTAATGTCCATCCAGCTTGAACTGAGAGTGACGGCGGGCACGCCCATTTTTCGCGGCAACGACCACTACTGGAGCGTCATCCGGGATCTCGGCAAAAATAAAGCCAAGTTTACAATGCAGCAGCTCGCCATGCGATGTGACGACGCAAGTGTCGATCGAGCTGCCGAGTTCGTGCGGCGGCTGGTTCGGGCTGGGATCGCCGAAGTGGTCTCTGGTGACGAGCCTGGACGCAAACGCACCCGTGTCTATCGCCTTCTGAAGCGACCAGCGCCGACGCCGTGTCTCAATCGCGACGGCACGCCCGGAAAGCAGGGGCGCGTCCAAGATCAAATCTGGGTCGCGATGCGTTCTCTTCAGAGCTTCGATATCAGCGAGCTGACGATTGCGTCGTCGACCGATGAGATCGTGATGAAGCGGGAGACCGTCGAAGGCTATGTCCATCACCTGAGCGGTGCCGGCTATTTGCAGGTGCTCCGCAAGGGTCGCGGTGCGACACAGGCGATTTGGCGGTTGAAACCTTCCATGGATACCGGGCCGAGGGCTCCCAAGATCCTCAGGTCAAAGATGGTCTATGACAGCAATCGCAAGGAGATCATGGGCAGGCCGGTCGCAGAGGAGTGCGCGGCATGAATGCTCATGTCTCCATGCAGCAGAAGGCCACCATGGGCTGGAACGGGGAGGTGCCCGATTGGGTTGCCGAACTGGCTGATTTGGCAGAAGCCGAGGGCCTCAATGCCAGTGCCCGGCGCATTGGCTGTTCACCGGCAACGGTAAGTCAGACGATCTCCAACAAGTACGGAGCGGATCTGTCGAAGATCGAAGACAAGGTGCGCGGCGCTCTGATGGGTGAAACCGTCAAGTGCCCCATTCTTGGTGAGATTGGCCGTGATGCCTGTCTTGACTGGCAGGCGAAGCCCCGTGCCGTCACCAACGCACTGCGGACGCAGGTCTATCGTGCTTGCCGCAACCGCTGTCCGCACTCCCGGCTGAAAGGAGGCGGCAATGCTCAGTAGCGATCTCAAGATGCTTTCCAGTGAACTGGAGAAGCGGCAGAGCCCGGACGGGAGTTTGTATCTGACCCCGACCTATGTCCGGCTTGTTGGGTTCGTCCTGGACGATGCGATCGGCCTTGCCAGACAGATGGAGGCGAGTGCGGTCCGTCCCAATACGCGCCTCATCGACATCAACGATCCGAAAATTGAGTTGTTTCCGAAGCGTCCAATTCCGGTCTGCGAGCCGGGAGACGATGGCGCTGCCTGAGCTTTTGTAACTGCGTTTAACGTGACTTGAAGAGGATTTGAACACATGGAAAATGCGGCAACTGAAACGGCCAATATCGAGGCATCCAATGCCGGCGTCGAAACAGTAAACGGCCATCCTTACATGCGCGACGCGAAGGGCAACCTTGTCCCGCTGGAGAACGTCAAGCCTCAGCACAAGCTGGAAGACGAGACCGTGCGCAAGGTGGTTGGCTTTGCGGAGGACCTATCGGCTCAAATCGGCAGGTTCCGCAAGCATACCTTTGCGGACCTGCTCAGCTTGACCACGCTTCTTGCGCAGGAATATGACGCCAGCAAGGGTGGCAAGAAGGGCAATACGACGTTTCAGACCGTCGACGGCTGCCTGAAAGTGCAGGTGCAGGTCAGTGATTTCATCGACTTCGGCCCCGAGATCCAGATTGCCAAAAGCCTGATTGACGAGTGTTTGAACGAATGGGCAGCCGACAGCCGACCGGAAATCAGGTCCATCGTCACCCGTGCGTTCAACACCGACAAGGAAGGGCAAATCAACAAATCAGAGATCTTCATGCTAATGCGGCTGGAGATCGAAGACGAGCGCTGGCAGCGGGCGATGACCGCCTTGAAGGATGCCATGCGCGTCACCGGCTCCAAAAGCTATCTGCGTTTCTACAAGCGCGATAGTCCGGACGCCGATTGGACAGCCATCACAATCGATATCGCGAAGGCGGCGTGACATGTCCGGGCTCACCAACACGTCTGTGTATGAGTTGAGCGAGATTAAGACCTTGCGCGATCGCCGTGATGCTCTGTTGCGCGAGGTAGACCGGCACCGGTACCGCCTGCACCGGAAGACGGATCTTTTGGAAGACCTTCGGCACGCAACCAACGATCTCATGAAACTTGAACTCGCGGCCCGGCGCGAGCCCGTACCCCAAGCGCATCGCCAGATTGAACCTCTGGGCGATGCCGGTGCGGCCGGTGGATTTCACCAGCGCCGGCTGCCTTACAAGGACTGAGTTATGAAAGCCATTGCAAAGATCCAAGTGCTGAAACGGGGTGCAGCGCTTGACGATGCCAGCTATCGCGATCTGCTCGAACGCGAGACCGGCAAACGCTCTTCGAAAGGCATGTCCGATGCCGAGCATCTGAAGGTGATTTCCGCGTTGGAAGCGCTGCCTTCCGTTAAGGATGTAAGCAAGGTCACCGGTCCGTTTGCCAGGAAACTGCAGGCGCTCTGGATTGCCGGCTACAATCTCGACGTCATCCACGACAAGTCCGACAAGGCGATGATCAGCTTTCTAAAGCGCCAGACTGGCCTTGATCATCATCGGTTCCTTCGCGAGGGTGCGGACGCGACCAAAGCGATCGACGGATTGAAACTCTGGATCCGGCGCAGGACACAGAACTACGAGCTGTTCACTCAACATGGCCAAGCGCCCTTGATGAATGACTTCCGGTTTCAGGTCTGCATTCACATCTGGTCTGAACTTGTGAAACAAGACCGCGCTCCGGGCAGTACGTTGACCGGTTGGCTGCTCGGGCGGGTCGAGCATGAGGACATGTACAAATTCTCGAGCAACGACTGGATCTTTGCCATGAACACGCTCGGTGAGCTGTATCGGTCGGGACGGAAATGACCCGCGACGTTCCGGCCCATATTGAAACTTATGTCGAGGTTCTTGGTGAGGATCTTGCCATCGAGTTCTTTTTGCAGTTTGGCGGCTCTGAAGTCTATTTCTCAAAGTCACCACGCAACGCGATGATGGTGGGTTTGACGGGCCGCGAAAAAGCGGTAATGCTCTCTGAATATGTCGGACCGGGGCACGTCCGTGTGCCGATCCCCAAACAGTGGATAGCTTCTGTGTTGCTGGAGCGTGGACATAGCAAGGCGGACATCGCCCGCACGCTCCATGCGGATCAGACCACTGTTCGCCGGTGGCTCGCCAAGGCTCCGGACAAGAACCAACTCTCCCTTTTCGACACCTGATCGGCCCACGCACCTGCGTGGGCGGAACGAAATCCCGAAATTCGCCATCCTTGCTTGCATTCGCAGCGACACGCGCTGCCTCTCTCCACTCCAATGCAAGCGCAGGATCATGAACGACATAGTTTCCAAACTCCGGCAAGGTGGCGGCACGCAAAGCGACGGCGCTGTTATCAAACTCGCTGCAGTCCGCATGCAGGCCGAGGAAGCCGTCCTGCAGGCGATCATCGAAGTTGAGAGCGCAGGCCGCCCATACGACGACAAAGGCCGGCTGATCATCCTCACTGAAAAACACGTCTTCTGGCGGGAGCTGCCGCAGATCCTTCGCGCCAAGGCCCAACGGCTGGGACTTGCCGTCAAAAAGTGGAGCCGGGCGAACTACAACGGTCTTGGTGGCTCAGGATCCGACGCCCGTTGGGATCGGCTTGAGGCAATGGCTGATCTCCACGAGACGGCCGGGCTTCGCTCAGCTTCCTATGGTGGCCCTCAGATCATGGGCTTCAATGCGGAGCTGTGCGGCTATCCGAGCGTTCAGGAATTCGTTCTTGCGTTTGCCGAGAACGAAGCGAACCAGGCAGAGGCCTTCCTGACCTATCTGGAAAAGGTCGGTCTGCTGCAAGCGATCCGAACCAAGGACTTCCGGGCGATCGCCAGACGATACAACGGCCCTGGTCAGGTCTCCCGCTACGCCGGGATGATGCAAGCAGCCTATAAGCGGATCACCGGCCGCTCCGCTGTTTCGACAGAGCAGACTGGCTTCCTTCGCCTCGGCTCTGAGGGCTACCGGGTGAAAGCGCTGCAGGAGCGTCTTGTCGCGCTTGGCTATCATGTCAAACCGGACAGTGATTTCGGGCCCGCCACGCGCCGTCAGCTCATCGCGTTTCAGGTGGACAATGGCCTTGCCGCCGATGGTGTCGTCGGGCCCATTACCAGCGAAGCGCTCGAAACCGCGGTTCCGATAAACGCGCAACCAGGTGGAACGCGCGAGAACATGACCGTCAAGGATCTGCGCAAGTCCGGATCCCAGACGGTCAAGCAGGCAGACCGGCTGACGAATCTAGGTGTCGTTGGCATGGCGATCGGCGCGATCGGCGAGATGCTCGGCATTTCGCATCTGACCAGCAACGTGAAAACCCTGCAGGATGTCACCGCGATCATCCAGCAGGTTTCCGCGTCGATCGACCCGGTGTTCGCTCTGATTGGTGACAACAAATTTCTAGCGATCCTTGCGATCGGGGGCGCGGTTGTCTTCCTTGCGCACAAGATCAAGCAGCGCCGGCTCCACGACGCGAAGGAATGGAGGCACATCGGTTGACCTTCCTGCTGTCCTTCATTCTCAAGTTCGCCAGCTCCGGCCTGGTCGACAAGGCACTGGGTTATATGGAGCGCAAAGCTGCGCTTCAGAATGATCGCGAACGGATCAAGTCTGAGACCACGATCGAGGTCATTCGTTCTGCTGTCGAAGAAACCCGGATCATGGCCGATCTGCAAAAGTCGAAGTTCCAGTATCTCCCGTATTGGATCTTTGCAGGGCTGTTCGTATTCCCGCTCGGCTTTTGGTGGGCGGCGGTCATCATGGACAGCGTCTTTCTGTTCGGCTGGGGTGTCGCCACGGTCCCTATCCTAGAAGACTGGGGCGGTCAGATGATCCGCTGGCTCTTCTATACCGGCACCGTTGTCGGCGCGATCAAGATGCTGAGGTAGCGCCAGCATGTTGGAAGATGCAAAGAACTGGGCCGGTCTGATTGCGCTGCTCTTTTCGATCGGCGGCATTGCCTATTCATTTCTGACGGCCGGCTCCAAGAGCAATTCGGAAGAACTGAAAGCCGTCAGCACGAAGCTGATTGAGCTGGACCGGCGCGTCCAGGCAGCCGAAAGCGAGCTGAACCACATGCCCGCCAAAGACGACGTCGTAGAACTCAAGGTGTCCATGGCCGAACTGAAAGGCACGGTGAACAGCCTGATTGAGGGCTTGTCCGGTGTCTCCCGAACCGTTCGCCGGGTCGAGGACTATCTCATGAAGGAGGGCAAATAGGTGAGCTATTCGGAACACGCGACGGCTGACTTTCGCCTGACAATCCTCAAGGCGCTTGCAACCGAGGATGACCACCGTCTGAATGAAACGCTGATCGAGAAGATACTTGAGAGCTTCGGGCATTCAAAGTCCCGCGACTATCTGCGCACGCAGCTCAAAAAGCTTGAGGATCTTGGTGCGGTCAGACTGACAGAACCCGGATCCGTCTACGTTGCCGAGCTGCTGCGGCCGGGCCTCGATCATGTCGAGCGCCGAGCCTTTCTTGAAGGCGTCCTGAAACCCTCACTCGGGGGCTGATATGGCCAGACAAGGACGCGGACGCCTTTCCGCCATCGAACAGCTTCCACCCGAATGCGACAGCACCATCGTCTGGGCCGCCAATGAGCTGCGCGGCCGGGATCGGACGCAGAAGGAAATCTACGAGGAATTCTATCTGAAGCTTGAGCAGGTGCAGAAGGACTTCCGTGGTGAGCTTGAGTTTTCGATCCCGTCCATGTCCGCCTTCAACCGCTATTCGATCAAGCAGGCACATCTGACGCGGCGTCTGGAAGACACCAGATCGATCGCCGCGTCGATCGCCGCGAACTTCGATGCTGAAGCCTCTGACGATCTGACGTTGATTGCGGCCGAGGCGATCAAGACGCTGACGTTCGAGCTGCTGACCGATGCCGGCGAAAGCGGGCTCGATCCGAAAGGGGCGATGAACTTGGCCAACGCGCTGCGTGCTGCCTGTCAGGCACAAGGGGTTTCGACGCAGCGCCGGCAGAAGGTCGAGAGGGAGTTTGCAGCCAAGACCAATGAGGCGGTCGACAAGATCGCCAAGGTCAAGGGGCTCACGGCCGAAACCGCTGAAGCCATCAAATCGCAGATCTTGGGCGTTACCTCATGAATGCGCCAATCTCCAAGGAAGAATGGCAAAAGCTCCGCAGCGAGACCGTCACAGCGATTGATGACATTGCCGACCAGGTTGGACTTCCGAACGTCTTGCTTGGCTACCAGTCGAAGGCCGTGGGCCTGCTCGATACCACGGGGATTGAGGTTCTCTTTATCGAGAAGTCGCGCCGGATCGGTATGACATGGGGCCTTGCCTCCTATGCAGCGCTCAAGGCAGCAAGGAGCAAGAAGGCCGGCGGCTGTGACGCCATGTACATCTCCTATAGCCAAGAGATGACCCGCGAGTTCATTGATGCCTGTGCCATGTGGGCCCGCGCTTTTGCGATGGCAGCGATCTCACAGGACGAATTTCTGTTCGAGGACACGGATCCGGGCAACCCGGACGAGACCCGCCACATTCAGGCCTTCCGGATCCGGTTCGCATCCGGCTTTGAGATCCTGGCTCTATCATCCGCGCCGCGATCGCTGCGCGGCAAGCAGGGCCTCGTCATCATTGATGAGGCCGCCTTTGTCGAGAACCTCAAAGAGTTGCTTAAGGCCGCCATGGCCTTCCTTATGTGGGGTGGTCAGGTTGTCGTGTGCTCGACCCATGACGGGACGGAGAACGAGTTCAACGTTCAGATCCAGGACATTCTTTCCGAGCGATCGCCCTATGCGCATATGCATGTTGATCTCGATCACGCCCTGAAGGACGGGCTCTATGAGCGGATCTGTCTCGTCCAGGACAAGGAGTGGACCCCGGAAGGCGAAGCCGAGTGGCGGCAGAAGATCATCGACTTCTATGGAGACGGTGCCGACGAAGAGCTTTTCTGTATTCCCTCGCAGGGCACAGGTGCCTGGTTGCCGGAACCGCTGATCGAAGCGCGCATGAAGGAAGACGCCGAAGTTCTCCGTCTGGAGCTGCCGGCCAACTATCTGCACCTTAGTCACCTGCAGCAGGCGATGCTGATCGCACCGTTTATGGGCAAGCTTGCGGCCGCGCTCAAAAAGCTGCCCGACGATGTGCTGTATTCGTTCGGCTTCGATTTCGGCCGCGTTGCAGACTTGACGGTTGGAAGTCTACTGGCAATCGAAATGAACCTGACCCGTCGTGAATGCTTGTCCTTTGAACTTCGCAACGTTCCAGGCAAAGAGCAGAAGATCATCACCAGGATGATATTGGACGCGGTTCGATCGCGCCTGGTTGGTGCCGCGTTTGACGCCACGGGCATGGGCTGGACCGTCGCAGAAGACATGGGCCGGATCTTTGGGCTGCGTGAGGATCCGGAAGGTGCCGGCCTGATCATGCCGATCCATTTCTCCGAAAGCTGGTACCGGACCGAAATGCCGCCCCTAAAAGCGGCCTTTGAAGACGACAAGATTTCGCTCCTGGTCGACCGGGAACATGTCAACGACCTTCGCTCTGTAAAGCTGATCAGAGGCATTCCGCGTGTTCCACCGGTGCGCGAAGGCGAGAAGGGCAAGAAGCGGCACGGCGACTATGCGATCGCGCTGGCGCTTGCTCACTTCGCAAGTCGAATGCAGTGGCGGGAATTCGACTACACACCTGTCCCGGCACCTGCCGGCCGCTTCGACGAAACGACCGACTTTGGCCATGACGACAGCCCCTATCGCATGGGCACCATGCGCCGCTCGAAAGGGATCTTCTGATGGCACGCACCCAACTTGTTGACCAGTATGGCCGTCCGGTCTCATCCCGGAACCTGAAGTCTGAGCAGGCTGGCGCAGCCGTCCAGGCAATCCACCGCTCTAGTGCTCTGCATCCTGCCAGTGGCCTGACACCGCCGCGCCTTGCCCGGATCCTGAGGGACAGCATTGACGGGGATCCTGAGCCGTACCTTGCGCTTGCCGAGGACATGGAAGAGCGCAACGAACACTATGCCGGTGTGCTCGGGACCAGAAAGCGGCAGGTTGCCAATCTGGAGATTGTCGTCGAAGCAGCGAGCGACAAGGCCGAAGACGTTCGAGACGCGGATCTCGTTCGGGAGATCGTCGAGCGGGATGTCTTCCGTGATGAGCTTGTCGACATTCTGGATGCGATCGGAAAAGGGTTTTCGGCAACCGAGATCCTGTGGGACACCTCGGAAAGTCAGTGGCGTCCGAAGGCGTTCAAGTGGCGGGATCCGCGATGGTTCCGGTTCGATGACGATGATCCCGAAAAGCTATTGCTGCGGGGCCCGACCGGTGACGAGCCGCTCAAGCCTTACGGCTGGATAACGCACTTCGGAAAGGCGAAGTCGGGACTGCCTATCCGTGGCGGTTTGGCACGCGGTGCGGCATGGGCTTTCCTCTTCAAGTCCTTCACCATCAAGGACTGGGCGATCTTCTGCGAGACCTATGGCCAACCCCTGAGGCTCGGTAAGTATGGACCAGGGGCAACGGACGACGACAAGGCCAACCTGATGCGTGCTGTTGCCGGCATCGGGACCGACTTCGCCGCGATCGTGCCCGAAGGCATGGTGATTGAGTTCATCGAAGCCAAGTTGAGCGGCAACCACGAGCTTTATGAAAAGCGGGCGAACTGGTTTGATCAGCAAACGTCCAAACTTGTGTTGGGGCAGACCCAGACCACCGATGCGACGGCTGGCGGTTATGCGACCTCTAAGGTGCATGACGGCGTGCGCGAGGACATCGAGCAGGCGGACAGCAGGCAGATCAGCGCCACCTTGAACCGCGACCTGGTCAAACCTCTGGTGAGCCTCAACCACGGCCCGCGCGCCAAGTATCCGCTGATCAAGATCGGCCGTCCGGACGAAGTGGACGTCAAGCTACTGGTCGACAACGTTGCCAAGCTTGTCCCACTCGGACTGAAGGTCGGCATGTCGACCATGCGTGACAAGATCGGTGTGCCGGATCCCGATGACGACGAGGAATTGTTGGTGCCGCCGTCTGCCGCGAACCAAAAGGAAGAAGATCCGGAGCCTGAGGAAACCGAGGGTGGGGGCGACAGTCCCAAACCGGGCAGGGCGATGGCTTTCCGCTCTGCGCCGGCACAGCGGCCACCCGATGCCTTCGAGCGTGCGATCGACGGGATCCTCGTCGACGAAGGCTGGATGCCGCTTGTCGAACCGATCGTTGGCGGACTTGAGGAAGAACTTGCCGAGGCGACCTCGATCGAGGAAGCCCGTGCGATCTTCCAGCGGCGACTGGAGACCATGGGGGTCGGCCCGCTCGCTGACAAGCTTGCACAGGCAAGCTTTGCCGCCCGGATCTCTGGGGAAGTCGGTGAGGAGACGGACTGATCATGCCGGCTGACTATTCACCCTTGCCACCGCGTGCTGCAATCGCAGCCCTTCGGGCACGCGGCTTTACGCTCCAGCCTACCTTTGCTTGGCAGGATGTTTATGCTGAGGACCACGCGGCCATGTTCACGGTCGCACGGTCAACGGGGCATGACATCTTGAGCGAGATCTGGAATGCGCTTTTAAAGGCCCTTGAGAACGGGGAAAGCTTCGCGACGTTTGCGCGGCGGATCAAACCGGAACTGGTTCGCAAGGGCTGGTGGGGCGAATCTATTGAAGAGGACCCGGCGACTGGCGAGCCGGTGAAAGTCCGCCTCGGTTCACTGCGCCGGCTGCGCACGATCTTCGATGCCAACATGAGCGTTTCTTATGCGGCCGGCCACTGGTCCATGGTCGAAAGCTTGCGGGGCAGTCGGCCGTTTCTTCGCTATGTCGCCGTGCAGGATGGTTTGACGAGGCCGGAACATCAGCGGCTCCACAACATCGTCTTGCCGATCGATGATCCGTTTTGGTCACTCTATGCGCCGCCCAACGGTTGGAACTGCCGTTGCACGGTCCAGAGCCTCAGTCAAAGCGATATCGACCAGCTTGTAAGGGAAGGCGAGGATCTGAAATTCGAAGCGCCGCCTATCTCGTTTCGCGAGTGGACGAACAAGCGAACGGGCGAAGTCAGGCAGATCCCGGACGGGATCGATCCGGGCTGGGATTACAATCCCGGTCAGGCCGGTCACCAGGCAACTATGGAAAAGCTTCTCCAGCGTGTTCCGCCCGAATTTCCAAACAATTGAAATGAGCGCCTCAGGAGCCGCAGGAGCGCTTTCAGGGCATCGTCACAGCGGCCAGACCCTGAAAACGCGTCTGTGCTGTTTAAACCCTGTTTAAATTCGATCCTGAATTGCACGTCCGGATGCAATCTGACATGATCGCGTTTGGAAGGCGGTTTCGCAACCCTTAGCTGCCTCCATCCCACATTGAAGCGCCCACGCACATGCGTGGGTGTTTCCGTTTCTGGTGACTGGGCACTCTGTGGCCTATGACCAATGTTGCCGCTGCCCTTTTCATCGCTGCCGTTGATCCTGTGTCCGCCTCCCAAGACGGCCCGTGGATCAAGCTGCTTCCATCCGGGACATTCAAGACCCGCGACGGTCGCGGCCCGGTCGTTGTCGGCGACAAAGAGAGCATGCGTGCGATCGTCGAGGCATCGATCGCTCGCCTTGGCGAAACCGAGATGATGGTCGACTACGATCATCAGTCCGTGTTCGGTGCTGTCGAAGGTGTCGGCGGCACTGCAAAGGCGGCCGGCTGGATCAAGGAATTCGACGTTCGCCCGGATGGCATTTATGGCCGTGTCGAGTGGACCGAAGCTGCCAAGGCGGCCATTGAGGCGGGCGAATACCGCTACCTCTCACCGACATTCATCGCAGACAAGAAGTCGGGCAAGGTCTCGCAGATCCTCAACGTCGCCCTGGTCAACATGCCAGCAATGGACCTTGAAGCCATTGCCGCCCGCGCAGAGAGCGCACTCACCAAAGGACCAACCATGGATGAAATTCTGAAGCTCCTCGGCCTTGCCGAGGGGGCGTCCGAAGACGACGCTAAGTCGGCTATCGAGGCGCTGCAGTCAGGCACGTCTGCAATTGCGCTTGCGGCCGGCCTCGACAAGGACGCGGACGTTGAGACGATCACGGCGGCCGTGAAGGCGGGTGTCGATGCTTCAAAGCCCGATCCGTCGAAGTATGTGCCGATCGAACAGGTCACCGCGCTTCAGTCTGATCTGAAGGCGCTGAGCGCGAAAATTGACGGTGACAAGGCGGAAACCCTTGTCACCGCCGCGATCGAGGACGGCAAGCTTGCCCCGGCGCTTAAGGACTGGGGCATGGATCTTGCCAAAAAGGATCTCGCCAAGTTCGAGGCCTTCACGGCATCCGCACCTGCATTGACGAGCACGCAGCTCGGCAATGAGAGGAAGAACGAAACTGACGCCGATCTCGACGACACGGATCTTCAGGTCATGTCCCAAATGGGCCTGAGCCGTGACGCCATGGTTGCGTCGAAAAAGGAGCTTGGCTAATGGCCCCGCTTACTACCGATCGCCGCACACCGGAGCGGAGCGGCGACGTCCGCGAGCATCCGGTCAAAGCGGCGACCACCCTTTATGCCGGTGCGATGTGTGCGATCGACGCCACCGGCAACGCCATTCCGTTTGCCACCGCGACCGGGCTCATAAGCGTCGGTCGCTGCGAAGGCCGGGTCGACAACTCGGCCGGTGCAGACGGTGACGAAAGCGGCCGTTTCCGGACCGGCGTCTTCCGCTATGCCAATTCGGCGGCGGGTGACGAGATCACCGTCGATGACATCGGTTCCGACTGCTACGGCGTCGACGATCAGACCGTCGCCAAGACCGATGGCACTTCAACCAGGTCCGTTGCCGGCAAGGTGTTCGACGTGGACGCTCACGGCGTCTGGGTCAAGTTCAGCTAAGCCGATCCAAGAACAGGAGATCCGTTTAAATGGATATCAATGCACAAACGCTCCAGTCGGCTTATGTCGGGTTCAACGCCTCGTTCCAGGGCGGACTGGCGGACGCCACCAGCATGGCCGATCGTGTCGCAACCACCGTGCCGTCTTCGACCCGTGAAAATGAATATGGCTGGCTCGGCAAGTTCCCACGCTTCCGGGAGTGGGTTGGCGATCGCGTCATCAACTCGCTCGCCAAGCATGGCTACACGCTCAAGAACAAGCCGTTCGAATTGACCGTCGAAGTCGATCGCGATGATTTCGAAGACGACAATCTCGGCATGTACACTCCGATGTTCCGAGAACTCGGTATGTCAGCCATGACGTTCAAGGACGATCTGGTTTGGCCGCTGCTTTCGGCGGGCTTCACCACCGAGTGTTATGACGGGCAGTATTTCTTCGACACCGATCATCCGGTGCTGGACGCGGACGGCAATGTCACGTCTGTCGCCAACACGGACGGCGGGGCCGGAACGCCCTGGTACCTTCTTGACGTCAGCCGGCCGCTGAAGCCGCTCATCTTCCAGGACCGCAAGTACCCGAACAAGCTGGTCCGCATGGACAAGGATGACGACACCAACGTCTTCATGCGCAAGCAGCACATTTATGGTCTGGACGGACGGGCCCAATCCGGCTTCGGTTTCTGGCAGATGGCGTGGGGATCCAAGCAGACCCTCAATGCAGCCAACTACGAAGTCGCCCGCGTCGGTCTCGGCAGCATGAAGGCCGATTTCGGCAAGCCACTGGCAATCAATCCACGTCTGCTTGTGGTGCCGCCTGCGCTGGAAGGCGCGGCAAACGAGATTGTCCAATCCAAGCTCGTCAATGGCGGTGAGACCAACAAGTGGGCCGGCACAGCTGAAGTGCTGGTCGTGCCCTGGCTCGCATAAGGAGAAGACGCAACCAACCGCGTCAAAGATGTTCCGTCGCCCTTCGGGGCGGCGGGGCTTTCCAACCGGCACATTCACCAGTGCCGATCGGCAAGCCCTTCAACCCAAGGACCAAGACACATGGCTGACGAAAAAAAGACTGCACCAGAGACCGACGGATCGAAGAAAACCGAGGCGAAGGCAGCGCCGGCCGCCAAGGCTCCCGCGAAGCCGAAGGAGGCAGCGAAAGCGAAGGCAGCCGAGCCCAAGTCTGGCGACAAGCCGGAAGCCAAGGCAAGCGAGAAGCCGGCAGCTGGCGACCCGAAAATGGTGCTGCGGGTCTCCGCGAAGCCGAAAGGTGGCTTCCGCCGCTGCGGTGTCCATCACACGCAGGCCCCCATCGACTATCCGTCCACCGCGTTCTCAGACAAGCAGGTCGAGATCCTGAAGGCGGAACCCAATCTGGTTGTCGCCGACCTCTGACGCGTTAACGGGGAGCGCCGCGAGCGCGAACGTCATGAGCGGCATGACAACCCGCGCGAAGCCCCGCTGACCGGACCAAGAGGCTCTTTCGGGTACCGGCAGATAACAGTGGCAAAGAATACCCCAGAGAGGGCGGTCTGGTACGGCTCGCAAGGCCCCCAGCGGTTTCCCCGGCTTCGGCCCTTGGGAAACCTGAAACAAGGACCACAGGTCGCCGCCCGTAAACTTTCGAGGACCAGCCGTGGCCTATGTCACTCAGCAGAACCTGATCGACCGTTTCGGTGAGAAAGAGCTGATCCAACTCACCGACCGGACCAACCTGCCGGCAACGACGATCGACGCGACCGTTGTCGCCGCAGCGATCGGCGATGCTGAAAAGCTGGCGGACAGCTACATGGCCAAGCGCTATGCGCTACCGCTCAATCCGGTTCCGGACGTCCTTGTCCCTGTGGTCGCGAACATCGCCCGCTACAACCTTCATAGCGAATATGCCGAAAAGGACAGTGCGGTCACGCGGAACTACAAGGATGCAGTTGCCTGGTTGAAGGACGTTGCCTCCGGAATCGTCCAGCTTGAAGCCGATGGCGTTGCTTCCGATCAGCCGGCAAGCGGTCAGGTTCAGATTTCGGCTCCGGACAAGGTCTTTTCCCGCGACAGTCTGAAGGGCTACTGATGACCGGGATCCGCAACACCATCTCCGTTGAAGACAGTGAGGTCAATGCAGCGCTTGCCCGTGTGGAAGCGGTCGGCGGTGACACGTCCGCGCTCATGCGTGAAGTGGCCGGTGCGATGCTCTTTTCCGTCCAGCGCCGGTTTGAAACCGAGAGCGCTCCGGACGGATCCAAGTGGCCGGCGCATTCTCCCAGAACCGCAAAGGCACGGGCGAACCGCAAGACACGCGGTAACGCGCCGATCACGCCAAAGCTGCTGAGAGACACCAACCGGCTGTTCAAATCGATCGCCGCAGAGGCCAGCAGCTCCGAAGCTGCGGTCGGCACCAATCTCGATTACGCCCGTATCCACCAGGAAGGCGGCGTCATAACTCAATATCCGCAGTCCCGGAAGGTGAAGTTCCGCAAGGTTGCCGGCCGCACCCGGTTCGCTCGCCGATCGCATAAGCGTGCCACTGAGAAGGCGGTCACGTTTGGCCAGCGCACCATCGTCATTCCGGCGCGTCGCTATCTCGGCTTTTCCGAGGACGATCGGCGCAAGCTTCTTGAGATCGCAGACCAGCACTACTCGGCTGCTCTTGAAGGAGGCCGGCCATGAGCATCGTCTCCGAAATCAGGACCCACTTAAATGACGGTCAAACCGTCTTTAAAACCGTGGCTGGCGCGATCGAGTTCTCGCAGATCGAAAAGAAGCGCCTCGCATCACCTGCCGCCTACGTGATGGTGCCGGAAGATGCGAGTGGCGAAAACTCGCGCATGGCTGGCGTGCTGCAGCGCCTCGAAACGGACGTCGCCGTTCTGATCGTCGTTGACAACTTCTCAGGACTGACCGGGGAGGCGGCCGGCGATGAGCTGGAAGATCTGAAGGCCTTCGTCCGGACCAAGCTGATCGGGTTTGAACCTGCCAGTGCAGGAGAGCCCATTACCCACGTTTCCGGCGAACTTCTGAAAGCCAGCGGTGGCACCGTCTGGTGGGAAGATCGCTTTTCTGTCCCGTCCTATCTGGAGCACTCCACATGAGCGACAAACCATATCAACCGCGCCTTGGCGGGCGCTACGAGGTCGACCAGGACACCGGCAAGCCCAAGCGCGTCGAAGGCACCGGCACTGCCGACGCGCCGGCTTCGAAAGAGCCAGCTCCGGCCAAGTCCTCAAAGCCGTCCGCGAAATCCCGTAAGGAGACCTGACCATGGCCATTCGCAGGGAACGAAAGCTTGCACTGACTGCCAAGATCGAAGTGACCGAAGGCACGGACAGTGTCCCGACAGCCGCTTTGAATGCCATTCAGGCAAACAATGCCACCATCACGCCGATCGCGGGTGATGAGGAAAACCGCGAATTGCTTCTGCCTTACCTCGGCAACCAGGGTGTGATCCTGACCGGGAACTATGTGCAGATGGAATTCTCCGTCGAGGTGGCCGGCGCTGGCGCTGCCGGCACCGTTCCGCCCTATGGTGTTCTGCTTCGCGCTTGTGCCATGTCGGAAACGGTCAATGCTGGCGTCGACGTTCAGTATGGGCCGGTGTCGGACGGCGAAGAGAGCGTCAGCATCTACTACAACGCCGATGGCGTCCGTCACGTGGCGCTTGGCGCTCGCGGCAATGTCAGTGTTGAGTTTGCCCCGAAGCGGATCCCGCGTTTCCGCTTCACGATGATGGGTCTTCTGGGAACCATCACCGACCAGGCGCTTCCGGCCGTCGACCTCTCCGGGTTTCAGACGCCTGTCGAGGTGTCCTTGGCCAACACGACGTTCTCGCTTCATGGGGCTCAGCGCATCAGTGAAAGCGTGTCGATCGATCTTGGCCAACAGGTCGAGCCGCGCCATCTGATCGGATCGGAGCGCATGCAGCTTACCGAACGCAGCGCGTCCGGGACCGCAGTCATCGAAGCGGACAATTTGGCCTCTGTGAACTGGTTCCAGATCGCGACGGCTCACACCTCAGCTGCGATGCAACTGGTTCACGGCACCGCTGCCGGCAACATCGTCCAGTTGGACGCGCCGGCTGTTCAGATCGGCCGTCCGTCTCAAGGTCAGACGCAGAGCATCATAAACTATTCGCTGCCGCTCATGTTGAAGCCAAGCTCTGGTGATGACGAGCTGCTGATCACGGTCAAGTAGGGGCGCACCGTGCCGAGTGTCATCAATTTCAACGACGCCGCATTCAAGATGCAGCTGCGTGAAAACGCGAAGCTGCTCGAAGAAAACAAGCGGCTGCGGGCAGAGATTGCGAGGCTCACTTCGGATCGCCCCTACATCGTTGGCTTTGTTGACGGGTGGGAGGCGGCGCACGAGCCGCAACCCGAAAATGCCGAACAATCACTGTGACAATTAAGGAGCCGCTCTCCCATGAAATTCAAGATTACCGACACCTACCTTTTCTGGTGGCCCGTTGTTGTCCGCATGCCGGATCCGGAAAAGGCCGGCGTAATCATCGAGCAGAAGTTTGAGGCCCAGTTCGAGGCTTTGGACGAGGACCAGGCCAACGAACTGGACGCCGCCTTCAGGAATCTGGAAACCGACGAAGAGCGGAAAGCCCATCAGCATGACGTTCTTCGCAAGGTGACCAAGAACTGGCGTGGCGTTGAGGCGCAAGGTGGCGGTGATCAGTCTTTCACCGAGGACGTGTTTGAGCTGTGCCTCAAGCAGAACTGGTTCCGGGCGGGCATGTATGAAGCCTATCGGCAGGCCATGAATGCCGAGGCACAGGGCAACGGCCCCACGGCAAAAAACTGAAAGAGGCCGCACAGGCGTGGGCACATGCCTGTCGCGGCCACTCCGATCCGTCCCGGCCGGCCGGCCTCGATCCCGATCTGGCGAAGGACTTTGAGCAGCTCAACGTGCGGGTCGACCCATCCGCGATCGAGACGGAAGAAAAGGCATTTGAGGTGTGGCGGGTGAACTGGAAGACGGTGACATCCTTCGTGACGCTCGAAACCCAATGGCGGGTCGTCGGCACACCGGCTGGCCTGACGTGGTTGGGCCTCGACTATGCAGCAGCGGCTGCTGCGTTTCGTGGCCGCAGCGTGCGGTGCTGGCAGCGCCTTCTTTCTGAACTTCGCATCATGGAACACGCCGCCCTTGAAGTCTTGAACTTGGAGCGGCCCTCATGACCCAGCCGCTCAACATTGAAATGGTGGCCCGGCTCAACTCGGCCGGTGTGAAGTCCGGAGCGAAAGACGCCCGGCAGGAAATCAGTCGCATTGGGGACGCGGCCCGTGACACGGCCCGTGACATCGATGCGGTCACACTCGCTTCAAATGATGCGGCAAGAGCACAGGCAAACGCTGCCCGTGCCGGCAACCAGGCAGCTCAATTCACCGAGCAATATGGCTTGCGGGCAGCGAACGCCAACCGGCTGGCAGCCCATGAAGCGACGAACCTGTCTTTCCAGATGCAGGATATCGCCGTCAGTCTGGCATCCGGGCAATCGCCGTTTATCGTGATGGCCCAGCAGGGCAGTCAGGTCTCCCAGATCATGGGCAGCCGTGGTCTTGGCCAGATCCTGCCCGCGATCGCCGGTGCGATCGGCTCGATGATCAATCCGACAACGATACTGTTCGCCGGTCTCGCAGCCGGTGCCTATGCCGCGCAGGCCGCATTTCGGGCGATGCGAGGTGAAGTCGATAGCCTTGCAGACATCCTGGATGATCACACCGATCTGATCAGGCAGATCAAGGACGCTTACGCCGAAGCCGAGGATGGTGCTCGATCCTATGCGGCGGCATCCAGCGCGGCGCTTGAGCTTGACCGGGTCAACCAGGAACGCCGCGAACGTGATGCCTTGCGACGGGAGTATAATGACTTCCTCGACGCGCTTGGTCCTGGTCAGGTTCAGCTGCAAGCGCTCGGTACCGCGACGGAGCCATTCAAGCAGGCAGAAGCCGCGATCAAGGATTTGATCCGTTCAGCCGAGGAGGGTGACGCGGAGTTCTCCATTCTGCGTGAGCGATTGGCGGAAATCGCATTGTCGCCGGATCTCAGCAACCAACAGCGCAGCTCCCTGTCATTCGTAACAGAGCTGACCAAAGCAGGTGAGAGTGCGGAAATTGCGCTCAAGGAGACGGCGTCCGGACTGGATGCGATCGGAAAGAGCTTCGACGATGTCATTCAGAAGACCAAAGAGTATCAGAGGGCGCTTGAGAAGCTCCAAACCGGAGATCGGACACGTGGCCGGCGCGACCTTGCGCGCGACGATTATCTCGACGCGATCGGGGCAGCTCAGGACACCCGCGAACGGATCCTGGTCGAGCGTGCCTTTCGTGAGCGTCTGAACCGGATAACGGACCAGGAGAACGCCAGCCGCATTCCGGTACCGCGTGCCCGGCCGGTTGACATCGATCGGGGATCCGAGGCGCGCGAGCTTCTGAGGACGCAAGAAGAGCAGATTGCGAAGCTGCGGCTTGAAGCGTCTCTGATCGGTCAATCAGATGCCGTGCGCCGGCGCGCACTGGCAACGCTGGAAGCTGAAGTCGAAATCCGCAATGCCGGGATCGATGCGCAATCTCGCGAAGCCGATCGGATCCGAGAGAACGCTGCCGCGATCGCGGATATGAATACCGAGCTTGAAGCCAGTCAGGAAGCATGGGAAAGCGTCAAGGCGACGGGCGAGCGCTCGATCGACACCTTGGTCGACAAGCTGTCTTCAGGTGACTTTGAAGGCGCTTTAAAGTCCATTGCATCGGACATCACAAAGCAGCTGCTCACGCTCGGCGCGGCCAACCCGCTCAAGAATGCGCTTTACGGTTCCGGCCTACCGACGATCTCGGATGTGGGTGGCATCGGCGGGTTCTTCCAGAGCCTGCTTGGCGGCGGCCCGGTGGCGACCGCAAGCATGCAGGTGCAGGCGGCCACTGTCCTGGTCAACGGCGGATTGTCCACGGCAACCGCTTTTAACAACATCCCCGGAACTGGCGGATCCGCCCTTGGTCTTGCGGCCGGCAACGACAACGCGGTCAGCGCGCTCGCGAACCAGGCCACCAGCCGTCTCACTGGCACTGCACCAACCGGATCCGTTGCCGGTCAGATCTGGAACTATTTCATCGGCAAGGGTCTGCAGCCACATCAGGTTGCCGGCATCATGGGCAACGTCTCGGCCGAGAGCGCCTTTAACCCGTTTGCGATCGGGGATGGCGGCAACGCCTTCGGTCTTTTCCAGCACAATGACCGACGCTTCAATCTGTTCGACTTCATTGGCGGCCGGAAGAACCTCGGCAACGTGCAAGGGCAGCTGGACTTTGCCTGGCACGAACTGATGACCAGCGAAAACCGGTCGTATCAGAACCTCTTGCGCAGCTCCAATGTGCGCGAGGCGACGGCTGCTTTCGGCGGCTTCGAACGCCCGCGCGGTTTCTCGTGGGGCAATCCGGAAGCCATGCACAACTGGACCGGCCGGCTTCAGGCAGCCGAAGAGGCGCTTGGAACCTTCGGCAACAACGTCACCAGCGCCACATCGGGCCTGACGCAGTTTGATAGTGGCATCGGCAAGGCCGCCAGCGCCCTGGTCAACGGCTCCGGCTCTCTTGCGGACACGGCAACCGCCTTTGTCGGCGAAACCCAGAACCTTGCCGGGTCCTTCACCAGCGGCCTGCAGAACGTGGTGAGCGGGATAGGTGAGGGTGTTGCCGGCGTTGGTGGCGGTGGCGGCGGCGGTGGCTTTGGTGGCTTCTTCTCGGCGATCCTGGGCGGGATCGGAAGTATCTTCGGTTTCCAGCGTGGTGGCGCAACCGGCAACGGCTCCGATACCGATGTCAAAGGCCTCGTCCACGCCAATGAATATGTCTTCAGCGCGCCGGCCACGCGCCGGATCGGCGTCCGGGCACTCGACGCGCTCCACAAGGGCACGCTGCAGGGCTATCAGGATGGCGGCTTTGTCACCTCCTATGCGTCACCTGTCTCGATGCCGGCAGCCAATGGCAACGCCATGAGCGCCGCGCCGGTCGAAGTGTCGGTGCACAACTATTCCAACGCGACGGTCGAAACCCGCGAGGAGCGCGATGAGCGGGGCGGGCGCAAGATCCGGTTCGTGATGTCCGAAACCGTTTCTGACGCGATCAACACGCCCGGTGGCGCGACCCAGCGAACCCTTCGCGAAAACTACAATCTCAGAAAACAGAGGGTCAGACGATGATACCGATTTGGCCCACCGAGCTGCCAAAGCCGCAGCGCAATCCCTATCAGGCTCAGGTGCAGGATCCGCGTTTGCGCCGGCGCGCCGAGAGCGGCCCACCCGGAACGCGCCGACGCTTTTCAGCTGCTGCCCGTTTCGTCTCCCTGTCGATCGATGTCAGCCGGGCTGAGAAAGCCGTCTTCGACAACTTCCTTGAGATCGAAACCGCCATGGGCTCGCTGCCGTTCCTGATGCCGGATCCGGTGACCGATGGCTGGAACCTTCTCGACCCGAATGGCGACCAGCTCCTGACGCCTGATGGCGATCCGCTTCTGATCGCGGCGCACTGGCTGTGTCAGTTCGGCGAGACCATGCCGGTCGAAACCATTCGCGGGATCCGCTTCCAGATCACGTTTCCGATCGCGGTGATGCCATGAGACGCCTGTCCCTCAATCAGCGCCTGTCACTCGAAGAAAACTCTACCGAAGAGGTTGAGGTTGCGCTCTTCCATATCGAGCACGCGGAACTCAGCGCACCGATCCGCCTTTCGACCGACAACACGGAGCGGCTCACGGACGATCCTCTCACCTATGGAACGCGATCGATCTTCAACGGGGCCAACACGCTCACTGAGCCGTTTCAGTTCGTGCTGATGTCAGCCGACCTGCCAAGCGATCTTGAAGCCGCGCCGGCCGAAGTGGGCATTGTGCTTGAGAACGTCACCAAGGGCATCGCGGACGAGCTGCAGACGGTGACCACGCAGGCGACCGCGCACATGGCGGTCGTGCTGGCGTCCTCTCCAGATGAGGTCGAGGCCGAATACCGGGATCTCAAACTGATCCGGGCCGAAGGCGATGCCTCGGAGATCACCCTTTATTTCAGCCGCCAGCCGATCGAGGAAGAAAGCTTTCCGGCTGATCGCATGACCAAACAACGTTTTCCGGGGCTGCACAGATGAGCTGGAGCAATTCATTTATTGGCATTCCGTTCAAGGAATTCGGGCGCGATCGATCGGGCTGCGACTGCTATGGCCTTGCGGTCCTGGTCTATCAGGAAGTGCTTGGCGTTACGCTCACCTCTTATGCCGGCGACTATGTCAGCTGCGAAGAGCGCAATGAGATCGACCACCTTTTCCAGTGGGGCGTCGAGATCGGTCCGTGGGTGAAGACCGACACGCCGCCGCGTCCCTTAGACATTGCCCTGTTTCGCCGTGGCAAGAGCGCTGCCCACTGCGGGATCGTCGTTTCTCCGGGCGTCATGCTGCACATCTCCGGAGACGATCAAAGCAAGATTGAACGTTATTCAAACGGGGCTTGGAAGCATCGCCTGATTGGGCATTTCCGCCACCATCTGCTGGAGGGCTGCAATGTCTGACACCCTTCCTGTCATCGCCGCGCCGCTGTTCGATCCGGGATCCGCGCGGATTGATTTCGAACTGCCGATGGGCCTGACCGTTGCCGAGATCGTCGCCACCACGTTGCCGGCCGCTCTCAATGGAGAACTCCCGCTCCGGGTGACCCTGGTCAATGAGCGTGGCGCGGTTGTCATTGAGCGGGAGAACTGGCAATTCGTTCGGCCCCGGCCGGGCGTCCGTGTCGTCATCCGCGTGCTTCCCGGCAAGAACGCGCTTCGCTCCATCCTGCAGGTTGTCGTCGCGATCGCGGCGATCGCCATCGGTCAATTTTGGGCTGTCCCGCTTGCCGGTGCCCTCGGTGTTTCAGTCGGCGTTGCACAAGGTTTGTTGACGCTTGGTGTCACGGCTCTCGGCAATCTTTTGATCAACGCCCTGGTGCCGCCCGCCTCGACGGATCCGGCCACCAGCAACAGTGACAGCGACGTCAAGCAGTCCTTCACCATTCAGGGCTGGAAAAACCGGCTTGCACCGGATGAGCCGGTTCCCGTGGTCTTCGGCAAGCATCGCTATGCGCCGCCATTTGCGGCGATCTCCTATACCGAGATCGTCGGCGACATTCAGTATATCCGCTCGCTCTTTGTGGTCAGTTATGGTCAGGTCAAGCTCTCTGAATTCATGATCGGCACCACCAATCTCGATGAGTATGACGAGGTTGAGATCGAGACGCGCGACGGCCTTGCCAGCGATGAGCCGATCACTCTCTATCCGAAACAGGTGGTCGAAGATCTTGCCGGGACGGATTTGACCAGGCCAAAGCCACGCGACGACGCCGGCAACGTCATATCGGGAGCTGCGACCGAAGAGCCGGTGGTTCGCTATTCGGCTGCGAACGGTACCGGTGCCTCGGTGATCGTGTCCTTCCCGGGTGGTCTCTTCAACTACGACAACAACGGCAACCTGCAGTCCCTGACTGTATCGATCCGGATCCGGTACCGGGCCTTGGACAGCGGAGACGACTGGACGGAAGTGACCACCTTGAATGTCAGTGCCGGCAAGCGCGAGGCATTCTACCGGCAGCACAGCTGGGAGTTTCCTGCGCGCGGCCGCTATGAGATCGAAGTGACCCGGATGACGGATGAGCGGACCAGCTCACGCGTTCAGGACCGCTCCGTGCTTGTTGCCGTCCAGACGACGCGGCCGGAATATCCGCTCAACTTCGACAAGCCGCTGGCGATCGTTGCGGTCCGGATCAAGGCGACCTATCAGCTCAATGGTTCGCTCGACAATCTCAGCGCCCTTTGCTCACGCGTCTGCCTCGATTGGGACAGCGGTACCGGAACTTGGATTGAACGGGAGACCACCAATCCGGCTTCCTTGTTCCGCTTTGCGCTTCAGTCTGACGCCAACGCCTATCCGGTCGCTGACAGCGCCATTAATCTGACGCAGCTTGCCGAGTGGCATGATTACTGCGCTTTGAAAGGCCTTGAATTCAACTTCGTCCAGGACGGCGATCTGGCGCTCTTGGAGACACTGCAGCTGATCGCAGCGGCAGGCCGCGCCACACCGCAGCATGATGGTGTTCAATGGGGCGTTGTCGTCGACAAGCCGCAGGAGCTGGTGATTGACCACATCAGTCCGCGCAACTCGGACAATTTCAATTGGCAGCGGACTTACTTCGACCCACCCGACGCGTTCCGGATCCCGTTCTTCGATGAGACCAACGACTACGAGCCTGCCGAACGCATTGTGCCTTGGCCGGGCTTTGCCGGTGAGATCGAGGTCACGGAAGAGATCGAGCTGCCGGGCAAGACCAATCCGGACGAAATCTGGATTGAAGGACGCCGGCGTCAGTATGAGCTGCTGCACCGGCCGAACCGCTACAGCGCCACGCAAGACGGCGCGGCCCGCGTTGCGACACGCGGTGACCTTGTCATGGGATCCTTCGACACGCTCGATCAGACGCAGATCGCTTCACGCGTGAAGAAAGTCACCGGTAAGATGATCGTGCTCGATGAGGACGTGACCATGGAAGCCGGCGAGAACTACGCCATCCGCTTCCGCTCCGGTTTGAGCGAAGCCGATACGATCGGCACCTCGACCGTCCGCAGCGTTGCCACCAAGGAAGAGACGACAAATGCGCTCACGCTGGACGGCAGCGGGTTGATGCCAGAGGTGGGCGACATTGTTCATTTCGGCCGATCGGTGTCGGAAAGCCTGCCCCTGATCGTCAAGGGCGTTGAAGCTGGTGATGATTTCACCAGCCACGTTGTCATGATCGACGCGTCCCCGGTGATCGACACTTTGACCGACGCGGAAGCGCCGCCGATCTGGTCGGGCGTCATTGGCAGCGAGTTGAACGATCCGCTCCTGGTCCCGGCAGCACCCGTCTTCACAACGGTCAGAACCGGCATAGCCGGCACCGGGACCGCTGACGGTCTTGACGTTCTGATTTCTCAAGGGGTCGGCAGCTCCGCGATCGTCGGATCTTTCGACGTGGAGCATCGCCTCAATGGAACCACCGACTGGACCGTTGAAAACATTCCGTCCGCTGATGGCGGCCTCTCGATCGCCGGTTACACCAGCGGCGACACCGTCAATCTTCGGGCCCGTGCGCTCACACCGAACAACACGGCCGGTCCTTACAATACGACCGCGACCGTCACGATCGGTGAAGACGATGCAGGATTGCCGTTGGCGCTTGGTGCCGGCAGCGGCGTTGCTGGTGATGTTGCCCATGCGGATATCACGATCGTTACGCAGAACGACGACAACGTCACGAAGGTGGCGATCTACCGCTTGGCGACTGGCGGCACGCTGGATAGGTCGACAGACCTCATTCTCACGCAGCCGGTTTCGAAGTCCTCGACCCTTGTCGTTGTCGATGGCGATGCCACCGGTCAGGACACCAGTCTGCTGCCTGCCGGCACTTACGACTACTACCTTGAACCTCAAAACCTGAATGACCAGGCAGGCACGATCGCCGGGCCGTTCACGGCGACTGTCACATAGGAGAAAACCTGATGGGCGTTAGGTCTGATACGATACCTGAAGTCTCTGCGATCGACGAACTGATCGGTCACACCGAAACAGGCGGTGTGAAGTCCCTTGGAGCCATTCCCTTCGCCAGCTTGTCTGCGCAGATCGACGCGCAACGCGGGCCGGACTATTCAACGCTGGTCGAACTGCAGGCGGATCTGAACTGGCCGGCTGGATCTGAGGGGCGGGTCTGGGGCGATACGACCGAGAACAATGGCGTCTACCAGAAATCTGGCAGTGCCGGCTCCGGGGCTTGGACAAAGCTCGGGCCTTTGCCTGAGACCGATCTGTCTCGCTCGCTAAGGGTGCCGGTCGGGGAGTCGATCACCGAGTTTCCTGATGCAGCCACCAGGGCAGGGACGGTGCCCATCTTTGATGCCGACGGCAATCCCACTGCCGGCCCCACAGCGGCTGATATTGCCGACGCTCAGGTCGCTGCGACCGCTGCTGTTCAAGCCGCATCTGATGCGAGTGATGCTAAAGACATCGCTGTCGCTGCCGCAGCTGCGGCGGCCAGTGACGCGGTCAATATTGCGTTTTCTCCGGCCGGTGGCATTGCCGCTGACAACGTCCAGACCGCTCTTGAGGAGCTGGACGCGGAAAAGGCGAACGTTGCAGACCTCGGCGGCGGCGTTCCGGTTGGCTTCTCCGGGATCTGGATGAGCGACCTGCCGCCGAGTGCCGACTACATCGTTGTGAAGTCGGCGACCCAAGTGTTCAGCCGTGCAACCTATTCGGAGTTGTTCGATCACTATGCGCCCGAGCGCACTGTCGTCATCAACAGCGGATCTGCCATTGTTTCCGGCATCGGCTCGGATAACGGCTTTGCGGCCGGCATGGAGGTCGAGGGTGCGCAGATCCCGGTCGGGACCACCATCCTGTCTGTCGACGGTCCGTCTCAAGTAACCTTGTCTGCGAATGCGACCGCGAACGGAACCACCTGCCGGGTGTTCCGGTGGGGCAATGGCGACGGGGCAACCACGTGTCCGTTTCCGCCATTTGAAGGCAACTATTTCCGCTTTGGCGATCCGTCTCAGGCGCTCAACCCGGACGCGGCCGGGGCAATGGGCGTCACTATGCTTGATGCGTTGCAAGACCATATTCACGGTCAGAACATGTCCTCCAATGCTTCAGGAAGTAGGCCTGAGGTGACGGACGAGGACACCGGCATTCCTAACGTGGACACCGGCTTCAGGATCACAGGGAACAATGCCAGTTCAACGGAAGTCTTCCAGATCGCAACCGATGGTCCGGCTACAGAAGCCGGCGCACGTGTTTCGACGGAAACGCGCCCGAAAACGATCGTTGGTTTCATCCTTGTCAGGGTCACCAACGGTGTTGACGATCCAACCCCGCTGCAGGCGACGCAGGTCATCCAGGACACGGCTGATGCGCTGTCCAAGGCAAACGCGAACGAAACCAAGATCGGGTCTGTTGCGATCCTTCAGCATCAACAGCCAAGCGGCACAAACGGAGGCGCTGCAACGAGCGGTTCAAGGCAGCTGTATCCGATCAATACGGAGGTTGAAGATCCAAACGGGATTGCATCGATATCATCGAACCAATTCACGATCACGACCAAATGCAAGGCCGTTTATAGGGCGTTCTTCTACAACACGCACCGAACCAACCTGTTTATTCGTAACGTTACCGATGGTGTCGACGCTGGTGTCGGTGTTTCGCAGTTCATCAGGTCGGGGACCTTAAGCTCCGGAATGGTTTCCGGAACGTGCTTCCTTGAGCCAGGCAAGACGTACCAAATGGAGTATGAGTGCGAGATCACAAAAAGCAGTGATGGTCTCGGTATTCAGACGAGCTTCGGCAGCGTCGAAGTTTTCGGGGAAATCACGTTGGAGGCGATCTGATGACCAAATTCGCAGAAATCATTGACGGCAAAGTTGTCATGATCAGCTTTGACGCAAAGACCGGATGGCCTGCCGTGGACGATAGCGTGTTCCCCGGCGATACAGACAACGGAGACGGCACGTTTTCAAGGCCACCGGCCCGGCCGAAATACTCGCTTGAGAGCGCCAAGGCGATGATCCTCGAATACGTGAAGGCCTTTGAGGATCACGTAACCGGCCTGGTGTCGACTGGTGAGCAGTTGTCCTGGGCAGACAAGGAAGTTGCTGCGATTGCGTTTCAGGACGGCACTGCGACGGCCGAGCAGCTTGAGGTCCTTCAGGACGAAGCCGATGAGACCGGCGAAACGCTTGCCGAGCTTGCGGCGTTGATCGTGGCGAAGGGCAAGCGGTACCGGAAGCTGGTTCGAAAAATCGCGGGCTTGCGCCGGGCAACGTACATGGCATTGGAGGCCGAGGAAGATCCGATGAAGTACAAGGACATCCTGAACACCGCGCTTGCCAGAGCTGTTGCCTTGGCGGACGCGCTCGGAGTTGAGCCGCTGGCGTGGGAAGCCTAGGAGCCGCCAAGCCATGAGCATCATGATCTGCAGCAGCTGCGAACGAAAGGTCGATACCGACTTTCACGAATCGCATCTGATCGAAGGCAAAGAAGTGTGCGGAGCCTGTGTTGATCGCGCGGATGAGTGTCCAAACTGGGGATCAAGATCACCTAAAATTGGAGGTGTTTTGCGAAAGACCTCGGAACAAACAATCGCAAAACACCTCTGCGACTATGCGGGGTCGCCACAGAAATCTGCCCTATAGGAATTAAGAATCAGTGATCAGGCTCTGCACCTGTGATTCCTGCCACTATCAGCTGAGGAAACGGACTTCCCTTCGTCACATGCCGAGAGTCTATACCGGACCGGATGGACCATAGTGTTCACATACGACTTGCATGCGGTCGATTGCTTCGATAGCTGCAGTTCGAAGGTCCTCAATGACCGATTTTTCTGCGTCATTGGGATCGGTCGATGCAATGAGATGCACCGCCAAACGCTGGCAACTGACAGTGACGTGGTCACCTGCCAGCTGGCAGGCTTCGTTAGCGTCAAACGTGGAGAGAAACTCTTTCACTCGGACGAGCGAATTGCGTGCAAGGGCGTTGGCGCTTGCTGCGTCGGCGTTTTCGGTCTCGCTGCGAAGCGTGTCAATAATTTCGAACTGAGACATAAAGGGTGCTCCGTGGGGACTTAAACATCCACGCTGGCCATTGTTAGTGGTCAATTGAAGCATCTTCGCGGCGGTGGTCTGCAGGGCTTACTCTTTTCGCGACGCAAGCGTCCCCGAACGCCTTTCAAAGGTCATTTAAACGGGCCTTTAAGCGAAGATGCTCGACAGATCTTCTGGGAGTGCGCCGAACTTTGCGAGTTCTATTGCGACTTCGAAATCGCCCGTGTCCGGGTCACCTTGTCGGCTGAACGCAACCGCACCCATGTGGCGGCCAGCTAGCCGTTCCGCTGCGGCGATCGCATCAGCGGCCGAGAGCAACTGCACTGCATCTACCGCGACAAAAAACCCGCCAGCGTTTTTCTTGACACCCATCGCGGTAAAAAAGGTCGTGAAGGTCATTCGTCATCATCTTCTGGCGGCTTCATGTAGTGGGGGTACTCGACCTTGCGTTCCTGTTCTTCTTGGCTGATCCACGCGTTGAAAAACGGAATTTCCTTGTCAAGGTGGTCGGCAAGTTCGCGAAACAGTTTTGCGTATGCGATTGCATCGTCGCGGCAGTGTTTCATCCTGCCAAGAATGTCGGCTTCGCCCGGCAACATCTCCAGTTTCTCGGTTACCTTTTCGCCGTCCCGGTTCAAGCGAATCAATGCCGTGAGCACGTTGTCGTAGGAGTGGGTCGACTTGATGTGCTCCTTGAACTCCTCGACGCTTACCATCAGGCCGGCTTCCCGCTTTTCGTTGTTCGGGAAGGGTTGAAAGCAAAGTTGTGCGTTCGCATAGCTATCATCGACGCTGAAAAGGAAGACGCGCAGATTGCCCCTGATTGATCGGTGTTCACCTAGCGCGTTGCCGTCTTCGATTATGTAGACTTCTGCCATTGTCGTGCACCTAATCCTGTGAGCGTGGCGGGTGAGCGGGTGGCCAATCCTTGCGGATCTTCCTTTTCTTTTTCTGATTGTCGATCCATGCCTCATAGCGCGGCAGATCGCTCTCTAAGCTTTCGACGGAACCTTTCAGCTTGCTGATCAAGTCGAGGATGAAGTCCCTGTGATCTTCCATGGTGTTCAGTGGATCGTAAAAACCGCCCATGTAGAAAATTGACGGATTTGAGCCGTCTTTGTACCGATCGAGGGTCGCTTCAGAGATTGCCCTGGAATGCTCAAAATCCAAATGCGCACGGAAGGCATCGATCAGTTCGTCGATCGACATCGAAACTGCGCCACCAGGTTCCCCTTCGGCGAGTCGGTTGATCTGAAGATAGAAGTGATTTCCACCTTCTTTGTCGGTTACGCTAAACAACTCGATAGGGCCGTCCACGGGCTCCGGGCTTGTATATTTTTCCTCCTTGTAGGCGGCCATGAAGGCGTCTCTATCTAGGTTCTGTCTGCGGAGTTTGTCGCGCTTCTCACGCAGTTCCTTTGGTTCATAAATCAGTATTGCCACGGCACCCGTCCCACGCTTGACTGCACAATTGGAAGCACGCGAAAGGGTTGTGGTCAACAATGAGTGACAGCTTGAAGAAGACACACGCTAGCGCCGGATATCACACGCGCTTATCACTTTCGAATATTTCAGTGTTTGAATGAAAGGTTGAATCTCACTACCTTAACGCGTGGCTCAATGGTTGCACACATGACCCACTAGTGCTCCTCCCAGAATTGGTTGCGGAGACACCAAGGATCAGTGGGAATGCAAAAAAGCAACCAAAGAAAATATTCGGGGTTTAGGCATGGCACGCGTCACAAGGAATGTTCAGTTCAGATACCTCAACCGCAGATCATGTGGCCAAAAGGTCACCACGTTGATGGCTGCCATTAGAAAGGCCATGGAGGCAAAACGTGGAGAAGACATCGTCGGCGAAGTTGCACGTGCGCGGATTGCTGACCTCGAGCAAAGTGGACAAATGACACTTTTGAACCAAGTATCAGGTTTGCGACCTAGCGATGCGGCCTTATCGGGTCAGCTCGTTTTGTATCGAAAAGGCTTCGATGTTCCAGCGATTGTTGAACAGCTCGAAAATGACGAAAAGGTCTTTCCAGTTGTGCAATTTCAAACGGACGGCAAGTCCAAGCCCATTGAAGGAGTGCTCTATTTCGTCGTCATTGGTGACAATGTTGGCTTGATTGCCTCAAACGTTGTTACTGGCAAGTGGCTGGAAAGGTACCTGACATGGTTGTTGAAGGACATTGGTGACGTGATCGAAGGTGAAGATCACATCGAACTGAACGCGCAGGTCAAGATAGAGTATGAAGGAAAAAGTGTTCCTGCGGCGAACCAGATTTCCATCCATCCAACTTCTAATCTGCGTGAAACGGATGTAGGTCCGATATCGCGCTTTGCAGAAAAGGCAAAAGGAGCAGGCGCAACCGTATTAGACGTTTTGAAAATCCTTGGGTTTTCCGATGATGCCGTACAGGACCTCGCATCAAATGTGCCTGAAGGTGGAACACTTGAGGGTGACTTCCGAGTGTTCATCAAAGAAAAAGGAAAGCGGGTTAACCTGAGCCCAAGCACCCTGGATCACGCCTTCAGGAATTTTGAGGAAGATCGAATGACCCTCGATGGCCGGGGCGGAAAGATGAAGAATGGTCTGCTCAAGCTATCGGAGCCAGTCAGGGTTAATCAGATTGAGTCCTGGTTGGATGCAGAGGACGCCATAGTGAAAATCACAGAGACGTTGTATGCTTGGGCAGCCCAAGGGCGAATAAACCTAATTGGCGAAGATGATTCGGATCACTAGCATTCTCATCACCGCGATTGTGGCGGTTTACATTCCCTTTGCAGCAGTAGAACCTCTCGCGCGGGTTTTGGTGCCTGGGATTGCTTTGATGGGTGCTGGCATATTTCCGAGCATGAGCCTCGTTGTCGGGGCCATGAAGGGTGACGAGCGAACTCCTAAAATTGTCAAAGAGCTCCATGAGAAGCTCAAAAACATCCTGAAGGTGTTAGTCGCGGCGTTCGTACTGATTTTGGTTTCAATCCTGCTTCTTCTTGCCAGCGTCGGCCTGGAATACACCAAGAACGTCCCACACGTTGATTTGATTCGCCGAATTGTTATTTGCCTCGCTGCAGTTTCGGTTGCGTTGCTTGCGGATCGTGTGTCGGCAGTGGTGCGTACGTTCTTCGCTGTGCTTGAACTCAACAAGAAACAGGCACTGTTGGTGGCAAGAGCTGGAAATCAGAAACTGTTCACCGATGTTCGAAATTCCGCTTCGCTGTCTTCTGACGACTATGGCGACAAACCAAAGCAACTGAAATCTGCTTAGTCGGTATTGGTTTTCGTCGCGCGGCATCCGGAAAAAAACGTGAGCTTCACCCTGTGCACCGAATCACTTTAATCTGGTGGCCAAATGAAGTTGCGCGTTTGGCCAAATGAAGTTGCGCGCTACACACAAACTGTTTCCTTTGTTTTCTGACGCTAGGGTATGCTCTCATCATGCCAAGTGGAACATACTGGAAACAAACGGTGATTTCTATTGAAATACCAGACTGTTCTGCGCTCTTGCGTTTTGAGAACAAAAAGTGTACAAACGCTTCCATTGTAACAACGCGTCCATCGTGGAATAAGGAGCGTGAGCCATGTCGCAAAATTCACTTCGTCTCGTAGAAAGCAGCCAGATGGATAAGACAAAAGCGCTGGACGCAGCGCTCAGCCAGATCGAACGGTCCTTTGGTAAGGGATCCATCATGCGGATGGGGCAGGGACAGGCCGTTGAGATCCAGTCGGTCTCAACCGGATCCCTCGGTCTCGATATTGCACTTGGTATCGGCGGACTGCCGCGCGGGCGTATCGTTGAGATCTACGGGCCGGAATCCTCCGGTAAAACGACCCTGGCGCTGCACACGGTCGCCGAAGCGCAAAAGGAAGGCGGCATCTGTGCCTTTGTCGATGCGGAGCACGCGCTTGATCCGCTCTATGCCCGCAAGCTCGGCGTTGACATCGACAATCTTCTGATTTCGCAGCCGGATGCCGGCGAACAGGCGCTGGAGATCGCCGATACGCTGGTCCGCTCCGGCGCGATCGACGTGCTTGTGATCGACTCCGTTGCCGCGCTAACACCCAAGGCCGAGCTTGAAGGCGAAATGGGCGACAGCCTGCCGGGCATGCAGGCCCGGCTGATGAGCCAGGCTCTGCGCAAGCTCACCGCGTCGATCTCCAAGTCCAACACCATGGTCATCTTCATCAACCAGATCCGCATGAAGATCGGTGTGATGTTCGGCTCTCCGGAGACCACGACCGGTGGCAACGCGCTGAAGTTCTATGCCTCCGTCCGCCTCGACATCCGCCGCATCGGGTCGATCAAGGACCGCGACGAGGTGGTTGGCAACCAGACCCGGGTCAAGGTGGTCAAGAACAAGCTCGCACCTCCTTTCCGTCAGGTGGAATTCGACATCGTCTATGGCGAAGGCGTTTCCAAGATGGGCGAACTGATCGATCTTGGCGTCAAGGGCAATGTGGTCGAGAAGTCCGGCTCGTGGTTCTCCTATAACAGCCAGCGCCTCGGGCAGGGGCGTGAGAACGCAAAGCAGTTCCTGAAGGACAATCCGGAAATTTCCGGTGAAATCGAACTTGCCATTCGCCAGAATGCCGGTCTGATCGCCGAAGCGATCATCGATCCGGATGGTGTTGAAGAGGTCATGGAAGACTAGGACGGATTTGCCGCCTCCGGCCCGTCAATGATTGTCGGGCTGGCCGGTTTTGAAGGAGCCTTTTCCCGTTCGGGAGAAGGCTCTTTTCGTTTTGGGCCGCGTTGAATATCAGCCTGTTGATCTCGGAACTCATGTCCGGATGCGCGCAACTGCTGGACAGGGTTTGAGGTCAAAGTTAAAAGGCTGTTCCGGCGCGGACCTTTAAACGGTTCTGCTGCCCTGAAAGACTTTCAACTGGCCCGCCTGACCGGGCACGGACCGATGCGAGACCCGAATGACCGGCGTAAACGAAATCCGCTCAACCTTTCTGGACTATTTCAAGAAAAACGATCACGAAGTGGTCGAGTCCGGACCGCTGGTGCCCCGCAACGATCCGACCCTGATGTTCGCGAACGCGGGCATGAACCAGTTCAAGAACGTGTTCACAGGTCTCGAGACGCGACCCTATTCCCGTGCGGTCACCGCGCAGAAGGTGGTGCGGGCAGGCGGCAAGCATAATGACCTCGACAATGTCGGCTATACCGCCCGGCACCAC